AAGCTGCCAAAGCTACCAATTAAAGACGCATTGATTGGTGCAGGCATTGGCGCTATTGCGGGTAGTGGTGGCGGCTCTAGTAGCGGTGGTAGCAGCACCTATACTCGCAGCAACAACCCCGTAGTAGACTATCGCCCTGTTGACGGTCAAATGGAAGAACTATTCATTAACAATCGACCAACAGGTAAGAAAAAGAAGAAATACGCAGTTGGTGGTGACGTCAATCTTGACGCCTACGACTTCTTCGCTCAGCGTGACTAATCTGGTATACTAACGCTCGCTGAGTAAGCGTAACAGGCTACCTATTTCCCCTGCGCCGCAGGCCACTGATAGCCCCAACAATAGGAAATGAAATGATTGCTGTACCTGAACAAGTTAAAGTTGCTTCGTTTATGAAGAAGCGTGACACTCAAGCTGAGCGGATTAAAGAAACCGAAGCTGAACTGGCTGCACTCGAAGCTCCACAAGAGCCCGTTGAAGCTGAGCCTGAGAATAAAGAAGAAGCCACGTTTAAGAAGCGTTATGGTGATTTGCGTCGTCATTCGCAGAAGCGTGAGAGCGAATTCCAAGCTCAGATTGACGAGCTTCGTTCACAGCTTGACAACATGACTCGTAAGGAGATTAAACTCCCTAAGAGTGAAGAAGAAGTTGCAGAATGGTGCAACAACTATCCAGACGTCGCCAAGATTGTCGAAACCATCGCTATGAAGAAGGCTCGTGAGATTGGTGCTGACATGGAAAGTCGGTTGAAGAAAGTTGACGAACGTGAAGCGCTAACTCGTGCCGAACGTGCTGAAGTGGAATTGATGAAGGTGCATCCAGACTTCGCCACCATTCGTGATAGCGACGACTTCCACGATTGGGTTGAAGACCAACCTAAGTGGGTTCAGGACGCGCTGTACGACAACGACAATGATGCTCGCGCTGCAGCACGCGCTGTAGATTTGTACAAAGCGGACAAAGGAATCACTGGTAAGACTAAACCTAAAGTCGATGATCGTAGCGCCGCATCGGCTGTTAACGTCAAGAGTGGTCGGTCACAACCTGCTGTTGAAACTTCAGGGATGCTTAGCGAAAGTGCCGTCAAGCGAATGAGCGATAAAGAATATGAGGCAAATGAAGAAGCCATCATGAACGCAATGCGTACTGGTAAGTTTATTTACGACCTAAGCGGTAACGCTCGATAAACCCTCAGTAGGTTAAGCGTCGGGAGACGTCGGATTGGGACTACTCGGTCGCCTACAACTTGTGTCAAAACCATGTCGGGATGATATTGTTTTCGATGCTTATTAAAATAATGCTTGACAAATGAATTGTTGCATGTGTACAACGATGTTGTTGACCTGCATAGTTTGTTAGCTACTTACGATGCAGTGTCTTATTTGTATCGTGTAGCAATAGTCTTACAGAAACCTGTAACGCTAGCCGATTGTCTTGAACGTATTCTAGAGCGTTGACGACAATCCACCTAGATTGTGCCAGCCCTGATTGACAGTGAAACGATTTAGTTTTTTCATTAAGGAAATGAAATGGCTTTTCAAACTGTACCGGGCTATGGTAGTTTGCCCACTGGGGCATTCAGCCCTGTCATCTACTCGAAGAAGGTTCAACTTGCCTTCCGTAAATCGTCGGTAGCTCAAGCTATCGCTAACACCGATTATCTCGGTGAAATTAGTTCGTTTGGCGACACTGTTCGTATCATCAAAGAACCTGAAGTGACTGTCCGTAGCTATGCTCGCGGCACTCAAGTTCAAGCTCAAGACCTGCAAGACGAAGACTTTAGCCTTGTTGTTGATAAGGCCAACTATTTCGCATTTAAGTTGGATGACATTGAAGCCGCTCACAGTCATGTGAACTGGATGCAGATGGCAACTGACCGTGCTGGTTATCGCCTCAAAGACCAGTTTGATGCCGAAGTGCTGGCTTACGTTTCGGGCTATAAGCAGTCTGCCACGTTCCAAGCTGGTGATCCGGGTTCGTTGGTTAACGACCAAATCGCAGGTAGCCGCGCTGTAGTCACTGCAGGCACTGACGAACTGTTGACCGCAATGAAGCTCATCAAGGGTAACTTCTCGCAGATTACCACCGCTTCGGCTGGTGACCATTCTGTGCCGTTGTCCCCGCGTCTCGGCGGCCTCACCGTGCTGCCTAACGACCGTGTGTCGCCTCTGCAAGCAATTGCTCGTATGAGCCGTCAGCTTGACCTGCAGAACGTCGATAGCGATGGTCGCTGGCTGGTGGTTGATCCAATCTTCATCGAAATGTTGAAGGATGACGATAGCCGCTTGCTCAACTCTGACTTTGGTGGTAGTGGTTTGACGAATGGCTTGGTTGTTAACAATCTGCACGGCTTCCGTGTTTATGTCTCTAACAACTTGCCTCGCGTCGGTACTGGTCCTGCCACTGCGGGTGTCGCCAACCAGAACGCCAACTTCGGTGTTATTGTTGCGGGTCATGATAGCGCTGCTTGTGCTGCCGAACAGATTAACAAAACCGAAACCTACCGTGACCCGGAAAGTTTCGCTGACATCTGTCGTGGTATGCATCTGTACGGTCGTAAAATCCTCCGTCCTGAAGCGCTGGTCAGCCTGAAATACAACGTCGCCTAATAGGCAATGGGGGAGCCTACAAAGCTCTCCCCTTTAAAAGGAATATAAATGTCTAAGCAAACTCCAACTCCCTTTCCGAAGGTGATCGTTGTCGAACGCGATGTGTCGCTTGCAGCTACTTCCGGCACCACTGTCGGCATCAGCGTGCCAGCTAACACTGTCGTTCTGGCAGCGGGCTTCGAGAACTACACCGTGGTGCCTAACATTACCACGTACACGATGAACGTCACTGATGGCACCACGACGTTCGCGTCTGCCCTCAACTACAACAACACTGCTGCTCGCACTGTTCGCGGTGGCTTCACTGGTGGTATTGTTCCTATTAACGACACGCTTGATGTTGTCACCACGATTACCGGCTCCCCCGGTGTCATCGCTGGTCGCATTTGGGCATTGATCGTTGATATTAGCGACCAAGACCGCTTCCCTGGTGCTGCTCGTCGAGACGCAATCTAACACGTTTAGTTGTGTATAACGGGGACGCTGCTGTAATGGTGGCGTCCTTTTCTTTTTATTAAAGACAATATATTATGCCAACCTCATTTTCCGCAGCAGTCCGCAACGCCCGCCTGAACGCCCTAGTCACCCAAGCCGGGAGCGGCGCCATCCTGCGCGCCTACAACGGCACCAAGCCGGCCAGCCTGGGCGCTGTGACTTCGCAGACCCTCATGGCTTCGCTGACCTTTGGCACTGATGTCACGGCGGCCAACGGCGGCGTGGCCGGTGGCGTCACGGGTGGCGTCTTGACCTTCGGCGGCTTCACGCAGAGCAACGGATCGCACGTTGCTGGCACGCCGACCTGGGTGCGTCTCGTCACCAGCGGCGGCACGATCATTTGCGACATTGATGTTGGCGCAGGCTCTACCAACATCCAATGGCCCAGCGCCATCGTGACGGCGCAGAACATCACCGGCAGCTTGACCATCACTGACGGCAACGCCTGAGCATGGCCGCACCGCACACGCGCAGCTACTACGCGAGCAACCCCCCGACGATGCTGGCTGGGCGCTTTGGGGGCGGTTTTGCGGGTGCTGTCCAGCTTGCCAATGCTTCGCCTGTTGGGAGCTTTGATGGGCCTATCTCTCCTACGTGGTGGCAGGCTTTATCAGTTGGAACCTGGGGCGAGATTGCCAGCACGGCAAACCCCGGCGCCGGCCTGAACATGAACGCCTTTTGCGACATGACCTTGCGCCCAAGCGATGCAAGCATCATTGCCGTTGCATCGGGCGGGCATGACAACGGCAGCAGTAACGGTGCGGCGAGCATCCGACTCAGCGACAACGCCCCTACTTGGACAGTTCGCAAAACATCGACCTGGAACGGGGTAGAAGAGGACGTTCTCTACTACGCGGACGGCCGCCCTTGCAGTCGTCACACCTACCACCACACGCACTACATCGCGGGGCTTGATGCGGTGCTGCTGGCAGGTTGCCGTTTTGGCTGGAGAAACGGCACGCCAACAGGCCCTGGAATGGATTTGTTTGGCCTTGCTGGCAACGACTATCTTGCGCGCTTCACCTATCCAGACATTACGCCATGGCCTGCTGGCGGCTATGGAGTTGTGCAAGACGGAGCTGGTCATATTTGGACTACCTCCGGGTATCGATTCCATGTAGGCACGCTCACTTGGTCTAAGCCCGGCAGCGGTTCACTCTTGCGGTATCCAGCGGTCTATGACTCGACACGAGATCGCATATTCGCCATGCAGTTCGACGATGGCGAAGGGTCTGGCGGCGCAGGGTTCCAAGCTCGGGAGTTGAACCCGAACACGGGCAACAGCGTCAGCATCACGATCAATGCCAGTGCTACATACACGCAGTTTCTGGCTGACGCCCCGCAGTATGCGGCGATGGCCTTTAACCCATTGGACGGCAAGTATTACTTCCTGCACCCGGGACGCATGGGAACTTTCTATGTCGTGACCCCGAACGGCGGGACGGCGTGGGATATGGCGACCTACACGCCATCCGGCACAGCGCCAGTCAGCAGCGGACAACTGTGTAAGCGCCTGATCTGGGTCGATTCGCTCAAGGGCTTTGTGGTGCAAAACAATCACACACAGAACCTTCGTTTCTTGAGGATGGCGTAATGAGTCTCTTGCTAAACGGTACTACCGGATACCTAACATTCTCCGACAAGATAATCAGCAGCCTTCCTGGCACATTGGTTATATTTACGTCTGCCAATTCCACAGGCGCAGCTCAATTCTGGATTAGCCAGAGCCAAAGCACCGCAGATAGGCACATCTCATCTTGGTTAGACGCCAACGGAGTTGTTAAGTACGCAAACCATCGAATCCCTGGCGGTGGCGATTCCGCATCTCGCAACGCTTCGCCCGATCCCGTTGCGTCGGAGCTGCGGTTGGCCGTTGCAGTTTTTGCATCTACAACAAGCCGCACAAGTTATTACGGTAGTAACACTGGCAGCTCTTCGACAAATTCAGTAACCGATGACATCTCAAACCATAACCGAGTAACACTTGGGGCGAGGCATTACAACAACGCTTCGCCCGATTTTTTTACAAACGGGGAGATCGCCGAGGCGCACTTCTATAGCGTTGCGTTAACCACCACCGATATAGAGAACATCCGCACTGGCGCAGTATTGCCAGAAGCTATTTCAGGCTGGATTGATGGCTGGACCCTGCAGAACTTCAACGCTGGGGGCACCTACACCAGTATTGGCGGCTCCCGTACCCTGACAGCAGTGGGTGGGGTGAGTGCAGGCATTCGCTCACACCCTGTGACTCGCGTCACCCCCGGCGCATTTGCTGGCGCAATCACTCTCGGTGACGTAACGCTTTCGGGATCGTTCCAAGGCGTAGCAGCGGGTGCATTCAGTGGTGCCATTGCTCTGGATGGCGTCACGATTTCCGGCAGCTTCGGCGCAGCCAGCGGCACCATCACCAGCGAGCCCCTGCGCACCAATAACGGCACGCTGCTTGCCAGCACCGCGCTGGCCTTTGTGTGCGTGTACGACGACACGACCGGCGCGCTCATCACGCGCAAAACCAGCGTGACCACCAACGGCTCCGGCGTGTTCACTGTCACCGACCCGGCGATCGTTGCGGGCGTCACCTACCGCATCGACTGGGAGACTGCCGCAGGCCATCGCCGCATGCCTAGAAAGCTCGCCGCATGAGCTGGCTTTGCGACACCACCGAGCTAGTCCCTAGCGCGTGGTTGTCCTCGCGCTATGTGGGCCATGGCGTGCTGGCCGAGGACATCCCGAGCACTGGGCTGGATGGCCCGAGCGCGCTGTATGGCGCGGTTTCACTGCCGGGCGATAACGGCAAGGAAATCAGGGGTTACATCACCCGCTGGCCGGCTGCGCCATTGCTCATCGACGAGGACGGCGCCTTCACCTACTCGGGCTCGCCAGACTACTTCGACTTCCTGCTTGATGTTGACGGCGTAGACAGCGCCGTTGACATTGGCTTCGGCCCTGGCATCAGCCGCATCTGGCTGGGAATGGAAGCAGGCGGCGCGTTCATTGGTGCGGTGGCACTTGGCGCTGTGGTGGTGTCCGGCTCCTTCTCGGGCTCTTCACCATCCAGCCCCATCGCCCGCCCCACCAGCGATGTAAGCGCAGGCGGCTGGACACCCAGCAGCGGCACCGAGCTTTACCCCATGCTCGACGAGCTGACGCCCGACGATGGCGACTACATCGAGACCAGCACGGCCACCACCGGCACGCTGGGACTCTCTGCGCCAACCTACCCAGGCGGCCCCACGCAAGTCCTGCGCGTGCGGGCAGCAAGCGACGACGGCAGCACGCTGACCGTGCGGCTCAAGCAGGGCGCCACACTCATTGCCACGCGAACTCAGGTGCTCACTAGCACCATGACCACCTACACCTGGGCACTTGATGCGGGCGAAATTGCGCTCATCACGGCTGGCCCTTTCAACATAGACACAGAAGTGAGCTGATATGGACAACACCCGATTGAACGCCGGCACTGGCGGCGACCTGATGGCGACCGACGAAGTAGCCTACAGCGGCGACACCGCCAAGGTGCAGCTTGTGCGGCTTGTGGACGTTGCCGGCGCAGAGGGCAGCAAGACGGTTTCGCCTCGCCTCGGCCTGACCGATGCAGAGCTTCGCGCAAGCGCTGTGCCCGTCAGCCTCACCAGCACCACCATCACCGGCACTGTGGCCACTACGCAGTCGGGCAACTGGAGCGCCCGCACGCAGGACAGCGCCGGCAACGGCATCGGCTCTATCGCTGACGGCGCCGGCCTGACTTCGCTTGCCACTGCGATTGGCGCCACCAACTTCGTGGTCAGTGCAGCAAACAGCAGCACGGCGCAGCTCGCCAACGGCGCCACGTTCACCGGCACGATTGAAACGATCTTCAACCAGCAGGCCATTTCTGTTCTGCTGACAAGCGACCAAGCGGGCACGCTCACGCTCAACCAGTACATCGACGTGGGCGGCACGCGGCGCATCAGCCAGTGGACGTTCTCAGTCGCTGCAAACGTGCCCTTCTCGCGCTGCTTTGTGGGCAATGGAAACTTCTTTAACCTGACCTTCCAGAACACGGGCGGCAGCACCACCACGACGCTGAATATCAACACGGCCTACGGCACGCTGCCGGCGGCCAGCAACCTGGGCAACATGCCGGTGGCGATCAATGAGGTCAACGGGTCTGCGCTGGCGCTTGGTCAGGCGGCTATGGCCTCATCGCTGCCTGTGGTGCTTGCGAGCAATCAGAGCGCGGTGCCAATCTCTGCCGCATCGCTCCCACTGCCAACCGGCGCCGCTGCCAGTCTGGCGCAAGCCAGCACCACATCAGGTCAAACCGGCGTGCTGATGCAAGCAGCGGTGACGACCGCAGCGCCCACCTACACCACGGCTCAGACCAATCCGCTGAGCATGGACACGGCGGGCGGCCTAAGGGTTGCCACGCACCCTGTCACGCAGTCAGGGACTTGGAACGTCACGGTCAACGCAGCCATCGCAGCGGGTGCCAACGCAATCGGTGACGTAGGCCAGCAGTACCGCGCCAACGCGACCGGCGCAGCTTCGTTTGTTTCCGTCATGTCTCCCGCCACCCCAATTGCCACTGTTTGCAAAGCATCGGCGGGTCGTCTTCTCGGCTGGCAGCTTCAAAACTCGTCAGCAGCGATCCGCTCGGTCAAGTTCTGGAACACGGCGCAGGGATCGGTGACGCTGGGCACCACGGCAGCTTTGTTTGAGGTGGACATTCCAGCAGGCGGGCATGTCAATTTCAAGATCGAAGGAGGTATTGGCTTTGCCACTGCGATCACCTACGCTGTAACTGGTGCAAAGGGATTGACAGATAACACCGGCACGCTTGGCGTTAACGATGTTTCTGGTTGCCTACTTTTCGCGTAAACCATGCTTCTTTGGCAGCTCAACCTAGGCGGTGCCAATGTTTCCGCTCGCGTATCATGGGTCCAGTTTGATGCAGGGTCTATCCCTCGTCATGCCCAAATATCGTGGGTACAATTTGATACAAATGCTGCTGGTAATATCATCAATCCCGCAGAGGAATACAATCGCAGCAGAGTTGTGTATGTTACGTTAGAACCAACGTTGCAACTTAAACAGTCGGTTGCAACTAGAACAGTGTATGTTCCGTATGAAGTTGTAGCCACTGTATAACAACATCATTTAACACACTATGGCATTCCGCTGGCCCCAACACAACTTGTCACTGCCTACACCACTCGACTATTCAATCGACTGGCGACGGTGGCTTAATGGTCGCACTATTCTCAATGTGTCTTGGTCAATTGAAGATGGTGGTGAAACTGTCCCATTTACGCCTGTAAGTGTTGTTAACAATTTGACAGCGTTAGCTGCCACCAACACCACCACTGTAGCCACCTTATATATACAAGGTGGTAGAAACAACATCGAATATCGCATCTTCTGCACCATTACACCTAGTGATGGCGCAGACGAAACGCGAGAGATTCGCATTCGAACGAAAGCATCATAATGGCTTACAATTTCCTAGATCTCACCAACGAAGCCTGCCGCCGTCTTAATGAAGTGGAGTTGTCTGTTGACAATTTCTCCATCACTAAAGGCTTTCAGAGCCATATTAAAGACGCTGTAAATTCGGCAATTCGTGACATCAACTACACCCATTATGAATGGCCTTTCAACCATTCAACGGTGGAGGAATCTGTCACTGCTGGCGTCACTCGCTATCCTCATCCTGTTGACGCAGCATTCGTTAATGTTGATACATTCCGTATCAAAGAGAATGCGACGTTTGGTAACGCCACGACGAAGCTGACGCTAATGGACTACGACGAATATCTGTCGAAGTTTGTTGACCAAGAATATACGGCAGATGTAGGAATGCGTGCATGCCCTAAGAATGTATTCATGACCACCGGCAGTGAATATGGACTTGTACCAGTGCCTGACCAAGACTACGAAATCGTCTACGAATACTTCCGTGTTCCTGCTGATCTAGAACTACATGATGACGTTCCTACGATTCCAGAACGCTACAGGTCGGTGGTTATTGACGGAGCTATGTATCACGCTTATCTGTTCCGTAGCAATGAACAAGCTGCGGCGATGGCTAAAGAGAAGTTTGACAAAGGAATCATTCGTATGCGAACAATGCTCATTAGCACTGCAACACAATACATGCGTAGTGGTATGCTGCAGCCCGGCATGTTTACCATCTCCGGTCCACGAGTAAGGTAATGGCAGATAAGATTAATGAGTACAAGGTGATGCTACAAGGCGGCATTGTCACCGGATACGATGTATTCACTCAAGCCGAACAAGTTCCTGGTGGGGCTCTGGTGCTCGTCAATTACGAGCCTGCAATCAATGGTGGGTATCGTCGCATCAACGGCTATAGTAATGTTTACGGCACTGTGCCGGGCGTAGGGAATGTATTAGGCGTTGCTGTTAATGAGTCTCTTGGCTCAGGTGTGTTTGCGTGGCGTGAGAACGGCAGTACCAATGGTTATTTCTATCGTTGGAACGGATCGACTTGGGTGGCGGTTTCCGTACATGCTTCCATTGTTGACGCTGGTATTGTTAAAATCAGAAGTGTCAATTTGAAATGGGGCACTGACAAACTAGTGTTTGTTGACGGTGTTAATTTCGCTCAAGTGTATGACGGCACTAATTGCAACCGGATTAATTCGTCACTAGCTCCCACTGCTCCTAAATACGTTACATCATTTGCCAACCATCTGTTTCTAGCTGGTGATGCAACACAGCCCTACAATCTTTATTTCTCAGCGCCACTGAACGAAAGCGACTTCTCTCCTGCGAATGGTGCAGGGATGATAAACGTCGGCTTCAAGATTGTGCAGATTCGTTCATTTCGTGATGAGCTATTTGTCTTTGGTGAGAATAGGATTAAGAAGATTGTTGGCACCAACTTAGCCAACTTCGAATTGAAAGACGTCACAACCAATCTCGGATGTATTGCTGCCGATAGTGTTATTGAAGTTGCTGGCAATCTAGTATTTCTATCTCGTGATGGATTCCGTCCTGTTAGCGGCACAGATCGAGTTGGTGACGTTGAGCTTACATCAATTTCCCCTCAGATTAAAGACAAGCTAGTCAATCTCATTGTGGATATTGTTGAAGGCGATGTTTTGCCTGATTCATTCAGTGCCGTCACAATCAACGACAAAACTCAATTCCGATTGCTGAATGGTGATGCTAGTGTCACAGGTATCCTCGGTGGGTTGCGTCAAACGATGCAGGGTAGAGGTTTTGAATACTCGTTGCTCAACGACATGATCGCTACGTGTGCCACCAGTGGATACTTGGGTACGCAAGAGCTTGTGTTGCATGGTGACAGCGCAGGTAAAGTGTATCAACAAGAAGTTGGTAGCTCATTCGATGGTAGAAACATATTGTCCGTCTATCAAACACCCTACTACTATTTCGAATCACCAGTGACGCGTAAGCATTTCTACAATATTCACACGTTTATGCGTGCCAACGGAAATGTCAACATTGCGCTGGGTGTCAAGTATAACTTCGAAGACACTGGTGTTTATACATTAAACCCAACCAATTACAACTTGACGACGTTAGGTGCTGCTGCTTTCTACAACGAAGCCATTTATGACGCTTCTGCTAGATATGACGGCAACCCTTCACCTGTTGTCAAGACGAGCATTCAAGGTAGTGGCATGTCGATATCGTTGCGGTATGTGTCGTTTGATACAAACCCTTCGCATGTGCTGCAAGGTATTGTTATTGAATTCACACCTGACGATAGGAGATAATTTTGGCAACAGGCTATGTGCGGCAAAGCGCCGCTGATATTGTTTCGGCAGAGGTTGTCCGAGCAGCACCACTCAATAACGAGTTTAATGCGCTGCGCGATGCCTTTGCTGTAACAACGGGACACGCTCACGATAACACCACTGGTGGTGGTGCTTATGTCGGCATTCTCGCTGACGTAGACGCTAACAACAAGGTCGTTGTAGACACGACGAACAATCGTGTCGGCATCTTTGCTGAAGTTGGCGGTATTCCCGTTGAGCAAGTGAGAATTGCTGACGGCAGTATTGTCCCTGTTACCACGAACGATATTGACCTTGGCTCCACTTCGGCACGCTTCAAAGCTGGTTGGTTTGCCGGCACTGTAACCACTGACACCATCGCTGCTACCACTGGCACATTCACCAATCTGTCAGCGGGTGCATTCACTGGTACGCTGACGGTTAATGATATTGTCGTCAACGGCACTGCCGATTTCACCAACGCTGTGCTAGCTAACGTAGCTACACCAGTGGCGGCTACAGATGGTGCTAATAAGCAATATGTTGATAATGCCATTGCTGCTGTAATTGGTGGCACGCCTGTGTTGGGGAACATCAACATGGGTGGCTTTCGTGTCACTAACATGGGAGCGCCGGTTTCAGCATCTGACGCATCACGTAAGCAAGACGTAGATAATGCTATCACCTTAGCTCGACGTCAGCGTTCAATTTCTTTTCTATTTACTGGAGCTATTTAAATGGCACTCGACCCACAATTTGCAGCAACACCTAAACTCGCTCATGGCGCACTATCTGGCGCAAATACTGACCGCACTGGCGCAACCACCACTAACATGGTTACCACGATTGTTGCCCCGGCTGCAGGCACTCGTGTTCGACGTATTTCGGTTACGGCAACAGCAGCCACCACTGCTGGAATGATTCGATTCTTTTTACATGACGGCACCACCGCTCGTCCTTGGTTTGAAGTGCCCGTCACTGCTATTACACCAACTGCTAGCGTCCCAGCATTTATTTCCACAATGACTGATACAACCAACCCTGAGTTGTTACCCATCACTCTACCTAGTGGTTGGAGTATTCGAGCTACAACTCATAATTCTGAAACATTCAGTGTAATTGTTGGTGGAGCCGATCTATGAACGATGGAATTTTTAATTCCTATTTGAACGCTCCAACTATTGCCACCACCCCGATCAGGGTGACGCAGTACACCAGCGGCACCGGTACGTTTACGCCTTTGGCTCGCACGCGATGGATGCGGGTGACGCTAGTTGGCGGCGGTGGCGGTGGCGGCGGGCCTGGAGGGACTGGCAATGCGTCTGGTGGCAATGCTGCTGCGGCCTATTCGCAATGGGTACTCAAGACAACCGCACTTGCCTATGCCGTAGGAGCGGCAGGATCGGGCGGGGTTGCTGGCGGCTCTGGAAACAATGGTGGCAACACAACGCTGGGCTCCTTGACCGCAAACGGTGGGGTTGGCGGCGAATCTTTTGCTAACGGCCAGCCGGGGCCAACTTACGGCGTAACCGGCCCATATGGCGCAGGCGGGCGCGGGGTTGGTGGAGGTTCTGCGGGCTCCGGGTTTGGTGCTGGAGGGGGCGCAGCAACTATTCCCAGCAACCCAGGCAATGCCGGCTCAGGCGGCCTCATCATCATCGAGGAATACTGATATGCGCTTTGCACTCATTCAAGGCGGCATCGTCGCTAACGTGGTGGAGCAGGAAAGCCTGCCAACCGTTCCGGGTCAGTGGGTCGCCTGCGGCAATGCTGGTCCTGGCTGGACTTACAACGGTGTCACTTTCACCGACCCCACTGCGCCGACCCCAGTCGTGCCGCCAAGCTGGTCTGACTCATCACTAAACCCAGAATACCACTGGGTTGACACCGGCCCATGGCGCGACCGATTCGGTATCGACTGGCTCGCCATCACTGCCAGCAGCAACGAACTATGTAAAGCCGCAGCTCAATTATGGATTGATCGCAAATACATCAACCTCAAAGACCCGCGTAACGCCCAAGTGTTGGACGCACTTATTGCAACGTCACAGCCTGCAGCGAATGTATTGTTTGCCGGTAGCGGACCTATGACCACAACGAAGAAGAACGCCATTATCAATCCTATTACTACAGAATATGAACGTCACGTTAAAGGACTGGTGCAGCCAGTATGATGATTCCTCAACTTAAACAGGACAAGGCAAATCATTTTATTTATGGTGCATTTGCCGCAGCGATTGCAGTATTGGCATCTGGAATCGACCCAATTGTTATTTCAATTGGGGCATCTGCAATCATTGGTGTCGCTAAAGAAGTATTTGATTCAGTGACAGGTAAAGGTGAGCCAAGCTATGCCGATGCTGTAGCAACACTTGCTGGCGGCGTTGTTGTAGCAATATCGCACATTAAGTTTTAAGGGAAGCATATGTTAAGGGTGGCATTCCGTTACAACGACGACCGTATATTCGCACGCGCTGTAACGTGGCTTAGAGGTGGTGATAGCGCTCATTGTGAAATTGCTCATGAATGGCGTGGAGAATTTCACACATGCACTAGTGCGTCGTTCATGGATGGTGGTGTTCGTCAGAAACGAATTCAACTATCACCAGACAAATGGCGCATCTATGAGATTCCTCAGATGCGACAAACAGATGTGTTGGAATGGTTTTATCAACATCATTTGAAGAAGTATGATGTTGTTGGATTGCTTGGATTTGTGTGGCGTCGTATTGAAGGTAGCCAAAAGCGCTTCTTCTGCTCTGAGGCGTGCGCAGACATTCTCAGGCTACCCACCCCTCACCTATACGATTTAAGGCTCTTAGAGAGCGTTTGTGCGCGTTTTGGACACCGTGTACAATAATATGGAGCAGAATATGGCAGAAGACGGCGGCTCACGTTTTTACGAGCTAGACAAACGCGTTGCACTACTTGAACAAGCACAAATGAATATCCAGAAGGAGCTTCATTCTATTTCAGCCAACTTGAGTAAGTTGGTGTGGGTGGTGATTACGGCGGTTGTTGTTGGTATTATGAATTTGATTATGACGAAAGGCTCGGTGATGCCATGATTGCAGAATCTCTACTAGGTAGTATATTCGGGGGCTTGTTGCGTCTTGCTCCTGAAGCGTTTAAGTTCTTCGACCGAAAGAACGAACGCAACCACGAATTGCAAATGCTCGGCAAAGAAATGGAATTTGCTCGTGTGCGTGGTGAAATTGAAATGCACAAGGTGGAAGCTAATATTTCGATGGCTGAACTTAATGCCATTGGTGTAGCTGTTCAAGAGCAAGGTGAGACTGCCCGTAGCGCTGGTTGGTTCGTCGCAGCATTGTCAGCACTTGTTCGACCATTAGTGACGTACTGGTTTGTTGCATTGTACAGCTTGCATAAGATTGCCACGTTGAGTATGGCTTATGACGCTAATGCCGATTGGCGAATGGTGATGATGACCAATTGGACAGTCGATGACGCTACGATGTTGTCAATGATTCTTGGCTTCTTCTTCGTTGGTCGAGTGTGGGATAGGAAGTAATGTACGACGAAGCACTAACAATCTGTGCTGAAAAACTAATCAAGCCATTTGAGGGACTACACAAGCGTCTTCCTAATGGTTTGATTGCGCCATACATTTGCCCTGCCGGTGTTCCGACACAAGGTTGGGGCATTGTCGTTCCTAGTATGGATGTGCCACCAATCACCAAAGAAATGGCTGATGCTATTCTAATGCGTGAGCTTCCACGATATATGGCAGAGACGTTGAAGGCTAGCCCAGTATTAGCCACTATGCCTGCTAGATTGGCTGCAATCACTTCATTCGTGTATAATCTTGGCGCATCACGCTATCGTGCTTCTACGTTGCGTAAACGAATTAATACACAAGATTGGGAAGGCGCTAAAACTGAATTGATGAAGTGGACTCGTGGTGGTGGCAAAGTGTTGCCGGGCCTCGTGAAGCGTCGTGCTGCCGAAGCGGCCCTATTGTAAGAACATAAACAAATCATATGAGTAAATTCACCGATAAGCAACGTGCTGTTGTTGCAAAGAAAATGGGCTACGAAGGTCCAATGCAGGGTTTCGATGAATTCCTGCGCAGCAAGCCAGAGCTTCAGGCACGTTACAGCGACGTCACCGATGAATATATTAAGCGGTTTAATAGCGGCGGATTGGTGAAACAACGTAAACATATGGCTGTTGGTGGCTTTATGCCTCCGCCTGATGACGGTGGTGAGCGTATGGGTATTACCAATATTAGTGCTCCTGCTCCAACTAACGCTCAAGGTATTCTCAACCCTCGTCCAGATGAGATTGTGTCTCCGGGGTTTACTAGCGGTAACAACGAAGCACCATATCGTCCTAATGTCCGTAACGACATTGACAACACTGTAGACGGCTCCACTGTCAACCAAGGCGCCATCACATCACAACCTATTCAGCCTCCCGGTCAATACGCTAATCTAGACAACGCTCGCTACACCCAATTTACCGACGTCGGCGGCAAGCCTATTGTCGGCACTCCGGGACATGTGACGGCTGAGCAGATTGCCACCAGTCAGAATCAAATGCTGTCAACGTCTTCGTTGCCGGGAATGAATGCCAATCAAATTGGCGCATTCAATCCTGCTCAAACTGCACTGGCTGGTGGCGCTGCTGCCAATCCTGCAGCGACGATGAACACTGCCAACTCTGCTCCGGGCATGAATAAGGCTCTGGCAGGCGTTGAATCGGCGCAAGGTATTGTCAACAAGAACAACCTTGTACAAGCTGCTCAAGGTGGTGTGTCAAAGAATGCTATTGCTACGGCAGCCCAAGGTAGTGCTTCGATGGCAACCGCTGCCAATCGCTCCCTTCAGAATGGCGAATTGATTGATGGGTCTTCTGTTGACCAGAAACGTATTGATCAAACTATGCAAGGCTTCAAAGCTGAGCAAGGGACGGTCACGGATGAAATGACCACTAGCGGTCAGCTTAATAAGATGATGGCTCAGTTTGATGCTGGCAATCCTCCTCCTTGGGCTGCTGGCGCAATGCGTGCGGCTAATGCTCAAATGGCAGCGCGTGGCGTAGGTGCTTCGTCAATGGCTGGTCAAGCTATTATCCAGGCAGCAATGGAAGCTGCAACACCTATTGCAAACGCTGATGCTAAAGTGTTTGAGACGATGGGGCTCACCAATTTGTCCAATCGTCAGCAAACTGCAATGATGGCGGCACAACAGCGTGCTCAATTCCTTGGTCAAGAATTCGATCAGAATTTCCAGACGAAGGTGATGAACGCTGCAAAGATTTCAGACATTGCCAACATGAATTTCAACGCCGAGCAACAAGTGGTGTTGGAGAATTCGCGTGCTGCAAACACTATGGCAATTGCCAACCTGAATGCTCAGCAAGCCACCATCTTAGCTAATGCTGCTACGTTTGCCAATATGGACATGGCAAACTTGAACAATCGTCAACAAGCTGCTGTGCAGAATGCCAATGCTTTCCTTCAAATGGATATGCAGAATCTGCAAGGCAATCAGCAAATGTCGTTGTTCAAGGCACAAAGCATTTCACAAGCTCTGTTGACCGACACTGCTGCTGAGAATGCTGCTCGTCAATTCAACGCTTCTAGCGTCAATCAAGCCAATCAATTCAACGCACAGCTAGCTACGCAAGTGAGTCAGTTCAATGCCACGCAACAGAACGCAATGACTCAGTTTAACACTGGTGAAGCTAATTCGATTAATAAATTCAATTCTGAAGTGCAGAATAGGCGTGATGAGTTTAATAGCTCACAGCGTCTTGTTATCGACCAAGCTAACGCACAGTGGATGAAAGAAGTGAGTACACAGAATACAGCATCGAAGAATGCTGCCAACTATCTCAATGCTCAGCAACTGCAGCAAATGACAATGGCCGAGTATAATAACGAAATCCAGCTATATCGTGATCAGATTGACTATGCGTTCAAGTCATATGAAAGCGATGCTGAACGTATGGCTGCTCTTGCTCGCACTGAAATGCAAATGAAGGGGCAGATTGATGCCGCTAAAGAAGCTGCCAAGGGTGCCGCATATGCTCAGCTTGGTCAGTATTTCAGCAAGACTGACGTTGGACAGAAGCTGCCGGGTCAACTGATTAATGCAGGCAGCGATGCGTTAGGTTGGTTGTTTGGTGGCGGCGAGTTTGACTTTGACTGGGGTGGTCTGTTCGACTAACACAATATGAATTACAACACAATGATGCGTAAGATTGAGATGATTCTTCAAGCTGTGGAGAATCGCCCTAAACGTAAGAAGGCTGGCGCTAAAGGAATGATGGCACCTCGTGAGGGGTCGTCAATGCCGTCAGCTAAAGGGAAACAAGGCGACGGTGAAATTCCGATGGAGCTTCAGCTTGCTCGATATGTTAAGAAGATTCGTGATGCTAAAGTTGAAATGAAGAAAGCAATGGAAAAGAATAATGCTCGATAAATATTTGAACGCTCCGATTCCAGGACAAAGCCTCACTAACGAGCCCGGTAACGTGCCTTGGGAACAGCCGCCACAGATGGTGGACTTACCTGAGTTGGTACGATATTACACCGAACGCCTCACTGAAGAAGATGGTGTTGACGCAGTGGTTGCGTTGCTGAAGGAAGGCGAAACGTGTCTTTCCGTTGCTAAGACAATTATGCGCTTCAGCGTGATGAAGGGCGTTCACACGGTTGATGCCGGCACGTTGGTGATGCCGGTGATTGTCGAACTCATCAAAACCATTGGTGATTTGAATGACATTGAATACGATGTTGTTGAACAAGGTGAGCGTATGCCTAAACCACCATCTGAGGCAATGATTTTGGAATTGCTTGCTGGTGCCAAGGATGAACTTGAAGCCGATCCCGATAGCAACCCCGACGTTGTTGAAACTAAACCTAAGCGCGGCCTAATGGCTCGTCGTGTTAAGGAGGAAATGTAATGTCTGCATGGTTGTCATTCATTGGCGGATATGCCAAAGGCGCTAACGAAGAAATTGATAAGCAGCGTGAGAAAGAAGATCAATACATTCAAGACCGGATGAAGCTAGCTGCGTCTACTCGTCTACAGAAACAGAAGGATGCAGAAACTCAACGCAAAGAATTGGAAGAAGCTGACAAATCTCTGTCGGCATTGCCGGGATATGCTGCAGCTAGACCTGAGCAGAAGATTGCATTACTGGCGTCTCCTGTAATTCGCAAACAGTATGTCGATAAAACTAGCGCTGGCGAAGTGGTCAATCTTGACGAACTGATGACGGTTAATGCTGACTCTTTAAAAGCATTCCCCACTGTTGAAAGCTACATCAAGTCATTTCAGGCAAAGCCTAAAACCGCAAACGAACAAACAATCGAAGCGTTTAAACAACCTCGTCAAGCATTTGGTGCTCGTGTAGGCGTCGATGAAGAATCATTGAAACAGAATGCTGCTCGCTTTGGTATGAAGCCCGAAGAAGCGCTAGGGTGGGAACAAGGTGGCGAAGACCTTCCTCAAGGAAATTACGCCACACTGAAACAGTCTGCGCTTGCTCCGAATGATATTGAAACCCAACGTAAACTATTTGAAACGCAAGCACTGGCTGCACAACGTCAAATTGAAACAGGCACGCCTGAGCAGAAAGCAGAAGGCGAAGCTGTATTGAAATCTCTCACTGCAAAGGCACGGTCGCTTAATGTCCTAGCACGTATCATTGAAGGCGGCGAGAAAGCTGTTAAATACACCGATGAGATTAACACGCTGACAGTGAGGATGGCAAATCTTGACCCGAAGTCACCAGAATACAAAGCTGCTTACGAGTACAAAGTGAGGCTTGAGAAGTCGCATCAAGTCGGTAAAGAGAAGCCTGATGGTCCCGATGCAGTTAAGCCTGCAACGTTCTCTCAATTGCGCACTGCTGCCAATGACGCAATGATTACCGCTTTGCGTATGGGGTGGGGCGCTGAAGCACTTAAAGGTGTTTCGATGGAAGACGTTAGACAACAAGACGGTACTATCGCTAAAGAAGTGCGATTCAATAAACTTGACACTGATTTGCAGAAAGAACAATACGCTGCAGCTAAGGCTGCTGCAATGAATGTGTTGTCGCCTTACATTAAAAATGGTGCCCCCACTACGGAAGCTGCTCGTCTGCTGATGACCGGATTGTTGAGCGGTGAACCCAATGTTCCTACTAAACCTACTGTTGCACCACCGCCGACAGCTTCTCCTGCGTCTACTCCGGCACAGCAACCTGTAGTAACCAATCCGTCACAACGCAGCGGAAGGTCAAAGAATGTTAGTGGTTCTCAGATTGAAGCCAACATTCCTAAAAATATTGTCAAGGGTAGTAAAGAATGGCAAATTCAATACGACGACAAGAAAGCTAAAATGATTGGTGCAGGATACAACGTCGTCGACTGAATATGAATTCTTCCCAACAAAATCAAAGAGGTAGTCGCGCCTCTTTGTCGTTCGCCCCCGACGACGAAATTGCCGCCATTCTCAATCCAAAGAAGTCTACTCCTGCTTCGTCACAGGAGATGGCGTCCGACGACGAGGTGGCAGCGATTCTTCGTGGTGAAGCCACTACCCCACCACCCACCACAATTAAACCGCCTGTAGAGGCTTCTAAGCCTGTTGCTGAGCCTAAGAAGTCTTGGTGGGAAAGTGTTAATGAACGTCTCAGTGCTCCGAAGAAGATTGCAGAGCAGCGTGGTCGCGGAAACGTTGCTGAAGAAAACAAAGCTGATGCGAAGAAGGCTGTGACGATTGCTCCAGACGCTGTACCGTTTGAGTCGTTAATTAAAGACGATCAGAAGTTTAAGACAGTCACAGATTTCATGGAGACTGTTGGGAAGAAATACGACCCCAAAATTTCACGCGAAGAATTTGTCAAAGATTTCATGGAGGACATGCGCTTCATGGAACAAAACGATGTTGGCACAGTGAAATTGCTGACTAAACTAAATAATGCTAGTCCTAAAACTGCAGGAAAAATTGCTAACGCGTATTTGATGTTTAGTAAAGTGCCGGGAGCCTGGGCTAAAGGTGGTGAGGGTGGGTTGTTGCCATTCGTTCAAAATATAGCATACACAATCGCTAGCCCAAGCAATCTTGCATCGTTAGGAGCAGGTGCTGTAGTTAAAGGTGTTGCTAAGAGCGCAGGTAAATCTTTGGTACAGCAGAACCTTAGAGCGCTTGCCACAGCAGGTATTACAGATGCGGTTGCCACTGTGGGTAGCGATGCAATGCTGCAGAAAGCAGAGCAGGACGCTCAACGTAAACGCACTGATCTTGCAGATGAAACCTCTGAAGAAAAGCAAGCACGCGAAACTAAACCGTTTGAACTCGACACAACTCGTACTGCAATTAACGTATTGTTAAGTGCTGCGGGTACAGCGGTTGGTGCTAAAGGGTTGTCTAAGGCTGGACAAGTTATTACAGATAGCCGCCCTACACTGAAGCAACGTATTGACGCTGCGCCCGGATTGATGGGGCCACCTGCACCAGCTAATATTATGGCGGCAAAGAAAACAGTCATCGACGCCACCAATGCTCAGATTGACGAAGAAGTGAAGAAGTTTGTCAACGAGCAAGGTGAAGCAGTGTTGCGTGAAATGGGGCCAGTTGGACCATTGGCTGACGCTAAAATTCGTAATGACATGACTCAGCGCACAATTGATGTTGCGATGAAAGTGATTGAACTCGACCCTGCGTTTGCGCCTAAGAACAACCAGAAAATCTCTGATGCAATTACTCGTGTGTTTAGCAGCATCGACACTGGTGAAGTGAGCGACACTGTGCTTGAAAGTGCAATTCGTCAAGTCGGACTAACTCCGCAAGAATTCGCATCGGCTAACCGGGTGACGGTGAAAGAAGCTGCACAGATATTGCAGAAATACAAAGTTGCTGGCGATATGATGAAGCGCTTGCAAGGTATTGACCCTGCTTTCGACGCTCAGATTAAAGAGTTGTATAAAGACACTGCAACGGCATCGGGTGTCGGTAGTAGTATTGTTGAAGGTATTCGTCGCGTCGAGCGTGAGAGTAAGGCCATTGTGGTTAGCGGTGTTGCTACCACTGTTCGCAACATGATGGGTTCGACGATGGGTTTGAGTGTCAAAACCGCCACTCGGTTGTTTGAAGGTACGGTGTATTCGCTTGGGCAAAGTATCGAAACGTTAGCAACCGGAAAGCAAGCTCAGTATACGTTTGGTCAGAATATGGCAAAGACGCTGGAAGATAGTCTTCGTCCTTGGAAATACCTGACAGATCAAGGATTGTCTAAGGACTTAACAGAACTGCTGCTTCAAAATAATCCATCGTTGCAAGCTCGTCTTCTCGGGCTTGGTGAAGATGACAAAGGAGTGTCTGCTGTAGCTCGAATGGTTAACAGTTTGAACCAATGGCAAGATGGCATCTATCGACGCTCAGCCTTTGTTGAATCAATTGATCGTCAATTGTCTGACGTCGGCATGGACATTATGGACTTGCTGAAAGAAGGCAAGATGGTTCCGAAAGACGTCATTGCTCGTGCCTCAGATGACGCCATGAAATCCACCATGAGCTACATGCCGAAGAAGAATGCAGGCACTGCCAATCTCGACCAATTGGCAGAAAGTGCAGCGGGACACGTTGTCTCACTGGTTGAGAAGATTCCAACAGGTTCAGTGTGGATTGCAACGTTCCCACGGTTTATGGCGAACGCTATGGCGTTTCAATATCGTCATAGCCCATTAGGGTTTGCTAGCGCTCTTGGTGACAGGGCTGCTGTAAAAGCGGCACGAGAAACTGGCGACAATGCCACCATTGCTCTAGCAGAACGTCAAGCTCGTGACCATGTTGCCCAGGCTACCATCGGCACTATGGCGCTATTGGCTGCGGTTGAATATCGCCAGAACAACCAAGACACTGAATGGTTCAATCTAAATAACGACGATGGCACCGTCACTGATGTTCGTGCAATCTTCCCTATTGCTCCATATCTAGGTGCTGCTGACGTCCTCGTTAAAATGAAGCGTGGCGTCAATATGGACGCACGTGGTGTGATGGAAACTATTGTTGGTATGAAAATACCAAGCGGTAGCACTAACACATTCCTTGACCAAATTCAACGCGCTCTAGATAGTGAAGACGTCGCTGAAGAATGGGGTGTCACTGCGGGCAAGATGGTAGGCGACTTTGCTGGTCGATTCTCTCAACCATTCGTCACTCAACAGATTTTTGATTTGATTGACGCGATTCGAGGCGAGTCTACAGCACGCGATCCGAATGTGTTGGATGGTAAAGTGGCAGGAATTGACAACGTGCCAAAATGGCTTGAAGCAGGTGCTCAGCGAGTGCAGAAGAATCTACCAGTCACCAAGGAAGAATTGGCACCGGCTGCGCCACGATTGGGTGAGAATGACGACGTAAAACGTGAGGGTGAATTCATCAACCGTATCGTTGGTGCACGTAGTGTATTTGAAGGTAGTCCTGTGTCGAAGGAAGCAATTCGTCTCGGGTTGAAGCCATTCGAAATGTTTGGACGACCAACTGGCGACAAGGCTATTGACAATCAGATAATTCGTGACATTAACGAGGTGGCTATTCCGCGACTAGAGGCATACCTTGCTAGCTCAGACTACACCAGTCTTAAAAGCGATTTACAAAAGTCGAAGCGATTGAAGGCTGTAATGTCGGAAGCTGTTACGGATGTTCGACCCACCACTATTACCAAACAGCCTGTCGAAAAGCAATACAAGATTGCGTACAAATCAATGAGCGCTGAAGATCGTAAACGAGTGAATGAAGCGTATAAGTCCAAGCACGGTAAGTCATTAGAGGAAGCAGACGACTACAAGGCTGCTGAAGGCATTCTGAAGGAGTTGAATGCTCGTATAGGACTGAACAAAGGCGGCTTCGTAAAACGTCGCACATAACAAAACGGGAGCATTACGCTCCCGTTCTTCTTTATAGGTGAGGGCTCGCAGTAGCTTTCTGCGACGTTGGGCCTTCTGCGCTAATTGAACTAAATCAATTCCGCTTAGTGGG